AGATGATCCAATTCCAACTCTTGTGTTTGTATTGGCTGTTGATGATCGATATTCAATATCACCTAAAGTTGTTGATGGATTTAAGTTTTTTGTAGTGGTATCGACAGAAGTTCCAAGTGTGCGAATAGCACTTGCGCCATCTTTGACCAGCGCGGTGTCGTCTGGTGTTGTCCAGCCATAATTAGTAGTGGTTGCCATATTGTCCTATTCTCAGGATACGATTGTAGCGTATTCCCATGTCAATGTTTGATCTATTGTTTGCCATGTTTCGGTAATTGGTGTGGTATTCCATCTCATCGCCACTTGGCTATAAGCCACAGGTGACAAATTTATTGTCAGGAATAATTCATTAAACCTAGTGCTCCATGACCAGCCCTCAACATAACCCTCAAATTCTCCACCTGATATTTGGGTTGGTAGGTTTTGGATATTGACTGGCATTCCCATAAATACGCCTAATAAAGCATCCCGATCTGAGTTGTCAATTTCAGGGTTAGTTATTGGAAATGTGATTGATTGAAATTGTGGCTGTGGGAAGGCTCTTTGGGCTATGTATCTATCAGCCACAGCTTGAGCATCTACAGCTGAATGTAAAACCGAGTTAATGCTTTCTGATTTGTAGCCATATAGGGCAATAGAGCTTGGGCTAGTAGCAGTTTCCTGAGATCCAAAGTTATTGCCATAATTAATTAAAACATCATTTCGAACATCACCTGATCGCATTACTGTAGATAAGCCAGAACCTAAAGCATGGCCAGCATCTAGATCAACATAACCATTGGTCAATAAATAATTCTGTCTATGGTCAGCGTCAGCATAACCTATGTTGCCAGCATTATCCTCATATAAATATCCAAAGGCTGAGTTGGCAATTAAACTTAAAATATTGTAAATGGTGTCTGGCTCTGCTCCACGATTTTCCATTGTGTAAAGGCCGGGTTGATCTATCTCGCCAAGTCCTAAATTAACTGCATTAGCCCATGTTTCTGTTGCATTATAAGTTGCCCATGTTGAAGCTGCTGGCACATCATTCCAAGTTCCAAGCAATACGCTAGACAAAACATCATAGATTTGGTTGCCATCCTCATCCTGTGAGATTGTGCCTGTGTAGATTTCTTTGGCTATTCTTGCAAGTGAACCCATCGCTAAAAGTGTGTATTCGATAACTGTTGCTGCTGCTCCAGTATTACGAACCTGAACAGTTACATCGGTAATATCTCCACCAAATAAAGATACATAAGATCCAGCAGAGTTTTTGATTTGTAGGCTTAAACTGTCATTAATATCAAAAGGTAAAGTCTGACCATTTAAGGCAACTAAAGTAACTTGCACATAAGATGGAAGTGGCTGTTGGTAAATGTCAGATCGACCTGCTTGATGTTGAACATCTGAAATAGCGATGTTAGTATAATCAACACCGCCGACAGTTAATTTCCAGACTGGTGAGAAATCAGACATTATCCGGCTTTTTGTCTAACAGCATAGAAATCGATACTACCTGTTGATCGGGCTGCGCTTTCATTAAGATATTTAGCAGTAGTTCTAGCAGCCTGCTCAGGATCAATTGTGCTAATTGAAATGTTGTTAATAATAGTTGGATTCTCAGCAAGAGCTTTTCCTTGTTTTTCTAAAATCCTAAATTGATCTGTAAGCACCTTTAATTGTCTTTCAGCTGCGGATTGAGATATTCCTTTAGTAGCTTGCAAAAACATTAAATCGGTAAATTGATCTTGAACTCTAACTAATTTATCTGCTAAATCTTTTAGGCTAGTTGCACCGGCTGCGCCACCAATTGCTCCACCGCCACCACCGCCACCACCGCCAGTTCCTCCACTACCACCAAAACCACCTGCGCCACCTCCAGTAGCACCACCAAAACCGCCAGCAGTTAAACCACTTAATTGACCAAATCCACCGCCACCAAATCCACCAGTTTCATCATCCCCACCAGCTGCAAATTTAGATAATCCATAAGTAACTGCAACGGCTGATAATGCCGCTGCTGCTGCACCTACTGAAACACCACCAGTTGCGAATGCAGTTGCAACACCTGCTCCAGCTGCTGCTGTTCGTAATGTTTTCATAGCTGTAATTAATGTGCCAATAGCAGTAACAAATGCAACCACTTTGCTAGCAACAAATACTCCAGCGATAACTGAGCCTAATATAACTAATTCATCTTTAATGCTTACCACAAATTTAAGAGTCGATCTTAGTTGCTCACCAAATTGAAATGCTGCTTCGGTAGCCTTAGTAATTCCAGATGTAACTGAATTATCACCTGTCAAGCCAGCAACAAATGCTTGGATATTAGGAACAACAACCTGCAATAAGTAATCAGCAAACTTAACAACAATTGGCAGTAATGCTATGCCAATCTTTTCTCTAGCTTGATCGACAGCAATACTTAGTTGTCTAAACTTAAACTCAGCGTTAGTAGCTTCATTATCTATAAATCCTTTGTAAGTTCCTTTAAGGATTTGCATAATTTCTTCATGCGATTTATTCTTAAGAACAGTTGCATCAATACCCAAGCCAAGTTTACCAAGTGCGGCATTCTGCCCATCAAAACTTTTACTTAAGGCATTTGCGACAGTTTCAAGTGGCTTACCTGTGGCAACGCTTATTTCTTGAGCAAGGCTTAATAGTTCCTGCGCTTTAGTAACATCCTGAGTCGAACGAATTAACCGAGATAGGGCTGGCCTTAAAACATCATCTGTAGTTGCAGTTGCAATCGATTGCTTGTCGATATAGGTATCGATTGATTTGATCTGATCCTCAGTAGCCCTAGTATTGGCTCTGATTGTTTGCTCAAGGGATTTTCTGGCTTTCTCATCCTCAGCAGCAGCTTTAACAGCTGATACAGCAAATGCACCAATAGCAGCTCCAGCAAGCGCGAAAGCAGCAGCAGCCTTCTTACCAAAATCTGATATTTGATCTGCTGATTTATTGACTACCTTTTCAGCATCGTTTAATCCTTTTTTGAGATTGTCAATATCAGCTGCGAGTGCAAGGGTTAATGTTCTACTAGCCATCAGCAAACTCTTTTCTAATCTCTAAAATGATTTCCTCAAACTCTTTAATCAACTGTGGTTGCATGTGTCTTAAAGTTGGATAGATAAACCAACCGCGAGATCCTGGCCCTGAAGGCATTGGTCCTGACCATCTTGGAAATTGTGGATATTTACTAGATCCGAATTCGGCAGCTGCTCCAATACCTTTGCGATTACCTTTAGCATCGTTTCTAGTATTGAATTGAGTTGTTGCACCACCTGAAAACTTTTGACCAGCAAATCCAAATTGGATCTCACCTAATAGGGATGATGCTTTTGCTTTACCACCTTGAGCAACACGATCTGCAACTTTACCTCTAGATGATGCAACGCGCCTAATCTCTGTTAGTTCTCGCTGAACTAAAACTTGAACTCTTTTCTTAGTTTCAGCAATAGCAACATCGTTCATGTTACGCAAAACTTTAGCAATCTTATTTAATTCTTTTTTATCATAGAATATCGATGGATCGGTGCTAACTGCCATTCCGTTCCTCCAATATCTCGATTGCCGTAATTATGTCGTCTGCATCAACCCATTCGCTCATTGGTATTTGAGTCGCTATTGCTAGCTGAACCAATAACCGACTTAGGCTTCCTTCTCTGTGGCTTTTGGGTTTGCATCACCGACTTGAACATCGGTTACAGTTTCGCACCATGTTTCGTAAGGTTTAACTGCCTTGCCAGCAGCTTCTCTCTTATGTGCATGATAAGCCAAAAACATAAGATCACTTATGCCCATCTTTTCAGATGCTTGACCGATTATGTTCCCAGTCTTTTGTTCCCATTTTTGCCACTCAGGCGGTTGGGCTACATAAGTAACTTCCTCGCCTGAGTTATATGAAATTGTAATTGGTAGTTTCATTAGTTGCTCCCGATTCTATTTATTAACTAAATGACTCTGCTGGCACTCCAATAACTTGGAATGTTAAAGATACAGTCTGTGCATCTGGTGCAGTTCCACCAGCTGAAGGCCACATTGGCAATACTGAAAAAGTAAATACTGCGCCTGATGTAGCTGTGAAAACTGTGCTAATTGCTGTGTTTGGTGCTGACTCCGCAACGCCCCATAGGATCTCACAAAGTGATCCAGTTGCGCCCCAGTCGGCTAGCATCTCTACCGCTAGGGTAAAGTTGTTATCGATAACTTTGAAAGCCTTGCCGTCTAAAGTTTCGTAAGTTTGGCGATTCATTTCGCCAGTTAAAACTGCACTTGTTGCTTGAGCATCGAAAGTGTTACCACCGATTGTGAAGGTAACATCTCTGCCCGTAATTACTGTGGTAGGCACTTGAACTCCTTAAGTTGTTTGTGTGTAGTAGGTTGAAACATTGATATCAGAGATCAACAAAGTTGATGCTCCAACTTGCGTTACTGTTGGTCTTTCGACCACTCCGACAATATATCCATTTGGAATAACTGCCAGAATACTCATTATTAATTGCTCGATATTGTCGAGCGATGCAGGATTGCTATTGTAAGCAACTGCTGCTGTGATGGTCATATTGATTTTACATCTAACTGATGACTTACCAATAGTTTCAATTTCAAGGTAGGGTGATGATGGAACTAAAACAACTGCAGGAGGCATAGGCGACTCCGGAACGAAGGCATAAACATTTCCAGCCACGCTTGCTAATGCAGTTGCAAGTGGTTGCCTAACTGATGAAAGAATAGTTGATGCTGGCATTATTGACACATGCTTTCAGTATCTAAATAAGGGCCAAGAATTCCAACGCATCTATTGAAAAGCGATCTCCCGATACGGAATGGCGTGCTAGTGAAATCGACACCCTCAATCTGACCACCGGCTGCAACTCTTGATTGAAATACTTCGACTGATACTACAAAGACTGCGGAGCGAACAGATTGGTTTCCAACATAAGTTGATGCTCCAGATAAAGTGGCAGTTCCACTTGGAATAACATTTGCTTCATTGACATCGGCATTTGTGATTGCAGCTGAAAAGGTAGTTGCGCCAAGATTGTCTGCAAGTATTGTTCTTGTTCCA